CAACGCCCTCTATACCTGCGGCTATCGCTTGCCCTCTCACGCCAAATAATGACGCTACAGGTGCAACCACCTTACGAGCCACGTTTAAAGCGCTCGATGCGGCCGAGGTAATTGTGTCCCAGAGATCTCCCCAGCCGTTCTCATTAAAAGTAACGGCCACTGGAAGCGACTGCGCAACTTCGGAGTATAACTCCAGCGCCTTAATGTCGTATGCCGGTGACTCACGCGCGGACACAATCAAATCAAGATCGTCCTGCGTCGGGAACCGCTCAATATACAGAATGTAATTGACGGTCAAAGTTGTCGAGTTCGACAATCCCGTAAAGTATGAACCGGACATATTCATCTCTGTCCACGAAACTGGAGGGACCAATGCACCCCCATTTGTCGCCGTCGGATTAAACGACGTCCGCGACATGTGCGCAAAAAGCACTTGCGCATCCTTCTGTGTTGTCGTGTATATTGCAGGCTGCGTGAAGTTGAGCCCGCTCGCTGGAACATCCGGAGTGTTAAACACTGCAACGTTGTAAGAACCACGAGCGGCATCCCAAGCACGCGTACCCGCAAACAACTGCGCGCCAGCAATTGACTTTGGCGGCGCAGGAACATACACAACAGAAGCGGCTCCGTTGTACGTCACGGTATCACCACTCGCTGCGTTGTTATTCAAGTACATCGTTGGACAGTCATCATTCTGAGGAACAGGAATTCGGTACATTGTCACCAAACCCTGCTTATTCAACTCAGAAGTCGTGTTCACGATTTCCATTGCCATAGCAACAACACGACCGTTTCCCGCCAGGTATGTAGCAGGGATCGTGTTTGACGTATTACTGTACGTCGCAGCCACAGAGGGTTCAGTGATATCACAAGCAGTACCACTTGCTGCTGAGATAACCTGAATACCGCCGACAGTTATATCCCCACTAGTCGACGGATTTGCTTGAGTAAGGTAGTTCAACGGCGTAGCACCGTTGGCTCCATTATTGGTTGATGCTGTCATCACGATGGGATTTACCCACGGCATCATGACGACATTGCAGTCCCAGTTGCCCGAGGTAATCGGTGCAGCAATATTATACGATTGCTTCACCACCTGCACGATGGATGCATCACC